AAGGTCATGGGCCGCACCGTCCACCTCATCGGCGCCTCCGACGCGAAGGCCGAGAAGGTCATCCGCGGCATGACCGTCGCCGGCGCCTACGGCGACGAGCTCACCGTCCTCTCCGAAGAGTTCTTCACCCAGCTCCTCGGCCGCATGTCCGTCCCCGGCGCCAAGCTCTTCGGCTCCACCAACCCCGACAACCCCGCCCACTGGCTCAAGGCCAAGTTCCTCGACCGCCTCCACGAGCTGCCGAACTGGCGGCACTGGCGCTTCACCATGGACGACAACCCCTCCCTCACCGAGGAGTACAAGGAGTCCAAGCGGCGCGAGTTCACCGGGCTCTGGTTCCGCCGCTTCATCGAGGGCGAATGGGTCGCCGCCGACGGCGCCGTCTACCCCATGTGGGACCCCGACCGGCACCTGGTGCCGTGGGAGTCGCTGCCGCACATGGAGTCCCTCCTCGGCGTCGGCATCGACTACGGCACGAACAACCCGACCGCGGCGCTGCTGCTGGGCCTGTCCCGCGAGTACGACGAGCGCGGCAACGTCGCCCGGCGGCGGCTGTACCTCGTGGACGAGTGGGGCACCCCCAAGGGCCACGCCTGGACCGACGCCCGCCTCTCCGAGGGGCTGCGGTCGTGGCTGGGCCGGCCGCACCTGCGCGACCAGCCCCACCTCGAGCCCGCCTACATCATCTGCGACCCCTCCGCCGCGTCCTTCAAGACGCAGCTGTACGCGGACGGGGTGACGAACCTGGCCAACGCAGAGAACGACGTCGAGTACGGCATCAAGACCGTCGCGTCCCTCCTCGGCACCGGCGACCTGCTCGTCTCGGACCGGTGCCGCGGCTTCGTCAACGAGGTCACCGGCTACTCATGGGACGAGACCGCCGCCCTCAAGGGCAAGGACGCCCCCGTGAAGGTCGCTGACCATTACTGTGACGCTGGACGCTACGCGATATCCACTACGGAGACACTCTGGCGCGAATACATCGGACCACACTGACCCAACCCGACGAAAGGGGCCACCGCGTGGCACTGCCCGACAACGGCGCCGTATGGCCCCCCGAGCCGCACAAGGCCGCCTACCGCATGTTCGCCGAGTACGACGCATGGTACTCCGGCGACATCGACGCCCTCGAGCAGACCTACTCCTACGCCATGGCCAGTGGCGTCTGGGGCCAGATCAAGCGCATGTTCTGGGGCGCGCCCCGCCCCAACCAGCAGGGCGAACGCCCCGTCAAGATGCACGTCCCGGTCGCGTCCGAGATCGCCCGCATGTCCGCCCAGGTCGTGTGGGGCGAGATGCCCGCGGTGAAGTTCGCCGACCTCGACGAGGACGGCGACCCGCCCAAGGGTCCGCAGTCGATGATCGAGAAGGCGAACCAGCGCCTCGCCGAGCTCATCGACGACTCCGCCCACACCGCCCTCCTCGAGGCCGCCGAGCTCGGCTCCGCCCTCACCGGCGCCTACCTGCGCATCTGCTGGGACCACAGCGTCTCCGACACCCCCTTCCTCGTGCCCATGGCCCCGGACCAGGCCGTCCCCACCTTCCGGTACGGGCGCCTCACCTCGGTCGTGTTCTGGCAGGAGCTGCCCAAGCTCGACGGCGACCCCGGCCACTGGCTCCTGCTGGAGTCGCACGAGCCGGGCCGGATCGAGTATGGCCTCTACGCCTCGGGGAACAACGGCAACATCGGCACCCGCGTCCCGCTCACGGAGCATCCGGCCACGGCCGGGCTCGCCGCCACCGTGGACGCCGAATCGTCGGTGGAGACCGGCTCCGAGCTGCTCACGGCCGCGTACTTCCCGAACGTGAAGCCGAACCGGGCCAACCGCAAGGACCCGGTCATGGGCAACCTCGGCCGCTCCGACCTCGACGGCTGCATCGACCTCATGGACGCCCTCGACGAGACCTACACCTCGTGGATGCGGGACATCCGCCTCGGCAAGGCCCGCGTCCTGATCGACAAGGGCATGCTCGACGTCAACGCCCCCGGCCTCGGCGCCCAGTTCAACGCCGACCGGGAGGTCTTCACCAACCTCAAGGCCGGGGTCGGGTCGCTCAACGGGGGCGGGTCGGCGCCGATCGAGCAGGTGCAGTTCGCGATCCGCGTCCAGGAGCACCTCGCCACCGCCTCGCACCTGCTGACCCGCATCTTCGCGGCTGCCGGCTACTCCCCGCAGACCTTCGGCGAGACCAACGGGCAGACCACCCGCACGGTCACGGCTACGGAGGTGGACTCCCGCGAGAAGCTGACCCTGCTGACCCGGGACGCGAAGATCCGCTACGCCAAGCCCGCCCTCCAGCGCCTCATGGCTGCCCTGCTCGACGTGGACGCGCACGTGTTCCACGGGCCGGGGCGGCACGGGGACCTGCCCGAGGTCGAGTTCCCCGACGCCCTCGCCCCCTCCATGGATGCCCTCGCCCAGACCGTGCAGCTGCTCCGGGCGGCGGAGGCCGCCTCCACCGAGACGATGGTGGAGATGGTCCACCCGGACTGGAACCGCGAGCAGATCGACGCGGAGGTGGCCCGGATCCAGTCGGAGAAGGCGTCGGCGTTCCCCGCCCTGCCCGACCCGACCGGAATGACAGGGGCCGACCTTGGACCAGCCGCAGACCCAACCGCCCCAGCAGGAGACGCAGCAGCGGCCGCAGACCCTGGCCGCGGTGGCCACCCTGGCGGCGGGGCTGGCGCTCAGTGAGTACGGCGCAGCCCAGCGCGACCTGCTCCTGACCAGCGCCCGCCTCGTCCGCCACGCCCTCCACCACCCCGAGGCGTGGCCGGCACTGCTCGGCGACCTCCGCGCCGCCGCCCGCGCCACCGCCGCCCGGCTCGCGGCACGGGCCCCGGCACTGGCCGCCCAGATCACCGACACCGCCGGCCAGCACGGGGCAGCGTACGGGCAGCGGCACGCCGCACCGCACGTGCAGGCGCCGGCGTGGGTCACGGTCCCGGACCACCAGCCCAACGCCGTCGCCATGGTCGCCCGCGACCTCACCGACTCCCTCCGGGCTGCGGCGCAGCGGATCACCCGCTTCCCCGACGACGCCTACCGCGCCGCCGTGGCCGCCGCAGCCTCGAGGCAGGTCTTCGGGGAGCTCGAGCCCAAGGCCGCCCAGGAGCAGGCGTGGCGGGACCTCATGGGGCAGGGCGTCACCGGATTCACCGACCGCGCCGGGCGCCAGTGGAACCTCGCCACCTACACGGAGATGGCCGTCCGCACCGCCGCCGCCCGCGCCTACCGCGACTCCGCCATGGACCGCATGACCCAGCTCGGGACCGTGTTCTTCACCGTCTCCGGCACCGGCCGCCCCTGCTTCCTGTGCGCCCCGTGGGAGGGCAAGGTCCTCGCGTCGATGGGGGCGGGGACGTTCCAGCAGGACGGGCACACCGTCACCGTGGACGCCACCGTCGAGGAGGCCACCGGCGCGGGCCTGTTCCACCCCAACTGCAAGCACACCCTCGTCGCGTACACCCCCGGCACCACCGTCCTGCGCCCCACAGTGTGGACGGCGCAGGCCGAGGCCGCCTACCAGGCCACCCAGCGGCTGAGGGCGCTCGAGCGGGCCGTCCGCGCTGCCAAGGCCCAGCACGAGACCGCCCTCACCCCAGCCGCCGCGGCCGACGCGAACCGCCGCGCCCGCGCCGCGCAGGCCGCGATCCGCGACCACATCACCCGCCACGGGCTCCTGCGCCGCCGCAACCGCGAACAGCCCAACCTCGGATTCACCCAGCCCTAGTCCCAGGAGGACAGCGCCCATGAGCGAGACCATCGCCGAGACCACCGCCCCCGCCGAAACGACCGCGCCCGCCCCGGAGGCGGCCCCCGCGGCCCCGGTGCGGGAGGAGCGGCAGCCCGAGACCGACAAGGCCCGCTCCCCGTGGGAGGACCCCGACGCCGCCCGCGCCGAGATCGAGAGGCTCCGCCGCGAGAACGCGAGCGAGCGGGTCAACGCCAAGACCGCCGCCGCCGAACAGGCCCGGCAGGAGCTCGCCCAGTCCATCGGGAAGGCCCTCGGCCTCGTCAAGGACGACGAGCCCGCCGACCCGGCCAAGCTCACCGAGCAGCTCACCACCACCCAGCAGGCCGCCGAGGCCGCCCGCCGCGAGCTGGCCATCTACAAGGCCGCCACCGCCAAGGGCGCAGACCCCAACGCCCTCCTCGACTCCCGCTCCTTCATGGAGCGGGCCGCCTCCGCCGACCCCGACGCACTGGATGCGCTCATCGGCGAGCACCTCACCCAGAACCCACGCCTCAAGGCAGCCCAGGCGGCGCCCGTCGGCGGAGCGGACTTCACCAGCACCGGAAGTGCCGGCGGCCGCACCTTCACCCGCGCACAGATCGCCTCGCCGGAGTTCTTCCAGGCGAACAAGGCGGACATCCTCGACGCCCTCCAAAACGGGCGCATCACAGCCTAGGAGCTAGCCAACCATGGCGAACATCACCAACACCACGGCCACGCCGTTCATCCCGGAGATCTGGGCCAACACGGCCCTCGAGGTGCTCCGCAACAACATCGTCCTCGCCCCCCTCGTGACGAAGGACACCGACATCACCGGCGCCTTCTCCGTCGGGTCCAAGCTGCACATCCCCTACCCGGGGACGTTCGTGGCGAACGACAAGGCCGCCAACACGGCCGTCACGAAGCAGACCCCGACCTCGACCGACACCACGGTCACGCTGAACAAGCACAAGGAAGTCTCCTTCGTCATCGAGGACTTCGCCCGCGCCCAGGCCAACCCGATCGCCATGCAGGCCTACATGGCCGCCGCGATCCCGGCCCTCGCCGAGCAGGTCGAGACGGACCTCTTCGCCCTCTACTCGGCGTTCTCCACCACGCCGATCGGCACCTCGGGCACGGACCTCGCCGCATCGGTGCTGCGGACCGCGAACAAGACCTTCACCGACAAGAAGATCCCCCGCGGCAACCGCCACCTCGTCATCTCGACCAAGGACACGGCGTCCCTGCTGGGCGACTCCTCGCTGCAGTCGTTCTTCGCGTTCAACAACGGCGCCCGCGGCGACATCGAGGCCGGCCTCGTCTCCTCGGACCTCTACGGCCTGCAGGTGCACGAGTCCCAGCTCGTCCCCGTCGTCGCCGGCACCCCGAACTCGACCAAGAACCTCGCGTTCGACCCGGGTGCGATGATCCTGGCCTCCCGCCGCCTGCCCGACGCCCCCGTCGGCACCGGCGTCGCCCAGGCCTCCGTGACGGACCCCAAGTCGGGCCTCGTGCTGCGCGTCTCCCTGTCCTACAACGCGGACAACCTGGGAGTACAGTGTACGACCGACATCCTGTACGGCACGGCGAAGCTCCGTGACGAGAAGGCGTTCGTCGTCCTCTCCTAGCCCCACCCGCGTGCACCTAATGTTCCCCCACGGAACATTAGGTGCACGCACCCTGAACCACACCCACCCGGAAGTCCCAGGAGGACCACCCATGGCCGTCTACGTCCGCAACGCCTACGGCGTCGTCCACTCCGTCACCGAGGCGGACTACGAGAAGTACCTCACCCAGCGCTCCGACAACGGCCAGCTGTACCCCCTGCCCGGGTGGGCCGTCATCGACGAGGACGAGGCCCGCGCCGCCCACCCCCAGCTCTTCGGCGCCCCCGACCCCAACGTCGTGCCGAACCTGACCGAGATCAAGCTCGAGCGGGAGCGCCTCGCCCTCCGCCGCGAGATCGAGGCCGAGGCCGCCGCCGTGGCCAAGCCCCGCACCAAGTAGCAGGAGGACCCCGTGACGCTCGTCTACGCCACCAGTGGCGACCTCGCCGCGTGGACCGGCACCACGGCCCCCGCCAACGCCACCAGCCTGCTCCGCTCGGCCTCCCTGCTCGTGCGCGACGCGACCGCCTCGGCGTTCTACGCCGCCGACACCACCGGCCTTCCGACGGATACCGCGACGCTGCAGGCGTTCAACGACGCGACCTGCGCCCAGGCCGCCTACTGGGCCGCCAACGGCATCGACCCCGCCGCCGGCGCCCTGCCCACGGCCGGGGTGCTGCGGGGGAAGAAGATCGGGTCCGCGTCGCTGGACTACGACACCGCCGCCGCCGTCAACCCCGCCGTCCTCGCCGCGAGGATGGACTCGGTGGAGAACCTCGTCCCCGAGGCCGCCCGGATCCTCCGCGCCGCCGGGGTGAACACCTACGGCCCCTGGATCGTCGGATGAGCGGGGACATCACGGACTTCTTCGTCCACACCGTCACGGTGGAGACCTACGCCGGGGCCGGCGCGAACGGGCCCGTCTACGAGGCCCCCGCCACGGTCACCTGCTACCTCGACTCCTCCACCCAGCTCGTCCGCTCCGGGACGGGGGAGCAGGTCGTCTCCTCCACCCGCGTCTACTGCGCGGTGGCGGACGCGTGGCGGTTCACCCCGGACAGCCGGGTCACCCAGCCCGCCCCGGCGATCTACCCCTCGGATGCGGTGTACCCGGAGTCGGCCCTGTGGCCGCCGGCGGACCGGGCTGCGCAGGTCATCACGACCAACCAGCTCGACGCCCCCGGCCTCGGCCTGCCCGAGCACACCGTCGTCTACCTCACCTAGGAGACACACTGTGGGCGAGTTCGCGATCCACCTGCAGCAGGTCACCGCCGACGTCATCGCCGCCATCCCCGACGCCGCCCAGAAGGGCATGCAGCACCTCCACGAGGCCGCCGTCGCCAAGGCCCCCGTCGAGACCGGCCACCTCGCCGCCTCGGCCGAGGTCAAGATCCACGACGACGGCGCCGAGGTCTACTTCCCCGGGCCCTACGCCCGCTACCAGGAGTACGGCGTCTCCCACCACGGCAAGGCCCTCCGCCATGAGGTGGGGCAGTCGTTCTACCTCGTGACCTCCCTCGTGCAGGAGACCCCCAAGGTGCTGCAGATCGTCACCGAGGAACTCGCAAAGCACTACGACTAGAATGGGCGGACCATGGCCACCAGCACCCGCGACCTGCTCACGGGCCTCGCGTCCACGATCGCGGGCTCCGGCATCGGCACCTACCGCGCCGACGGGACCCCGTACGCGGCGGGGGAGACGGCCATCACCTTCCACGACTCGCCGCCGTCCCCCGACCGGGTGATCATGATGATGGTCGTGCCGCTGACGGACGCGGCCGTGATCCCGCTGGGGCAGTGGCTCGTGCAGTTCTACTTCCGCGGCCTCCCCGGCGACCCGCTGGATGTGGACGACCTCGGCGATGCCGTGTTCGACCTGCTCCACGGCGCCCGCGACCTCACCCTCGGCTCCACGCACGTGATCCAGTGCCTGCGGCAGAACAGCATCGGCAACGGGCAGGACCCGGCCCGCCGGTGGACCCGGATCGACCGGTACGTCCTCGACCTCGACGTCGCCGCGACCGTCAACCGCCCCGCCGGCGGCTGGGACTAGCACCACCCCCACGACAACTCCATAACCCCCCTCTGAGCCCCACGCCTCCCGGCTGGGGCTCTTCCATTTGCCCGGAACAGCCCCACGGAGGCACCCACCATGACCGTCGCCCTCGCACGCCGCTTCAAGCTCGACGTCTCCACCGACAACAGCACCTGGATCCCCTTCAAGGGCATCCAGGACCTCTCCCCGTCCGAGACCCCAACCCTGCAGGCCGCCGACAACTACGACTCCAACGGCTTCGCCGCCTTCGAGAAGACCCTCACCGGCGTCAAGATCGTCGTCAAGGCCCAGCGCGTCCTCACCTCCGGCGGGGCGTTCGACCCCGGCCAGGAGCAGGTCCGCCAGACCCGCTTCCAGTTCGGCGCCTCCGCCCGCATCTATGTGCGCTGGTACGACCGCAACGGCGCCTCCGAGGCGTACAGCGGGTACTTCCTCGTGGACTGGCAGGCGTCCAAGACGGGCGTGTCGGACATCGAGGAGATCACCGTCACCTTCACCGCCGACGGCGTCGTGTCCCCGATCACGAACCCGGCCACGTCCCCGGCCGTCCCCGTCATCATCTCCGCCACCCCGTCCGGTGCGGCCGCGGGTGCCATGGTGCGGATCTCGGGCGCGTACTTCACCGGCGCGACCGCCGCCGGGGTCAAGTTCGGCGGCACCGCGGCCACGTCCATCGACGTCATCTCCGACTCCACCATCGAGGCCCTCGTCCCCGCCGGCACGGCCGGGTCGGCCCCGATCACGGTCACGAACGGCGCCGGCACCTCGGCCAGCTTCGCCTACACCCGCGGCTAGGCCCTAGCCCCCTGACCCCCTCCCCGCCGTGCGGTGGTTCCGCGGCGGGGAGGGCACCACCCCCAGGAACCACACCGGACCACCACAGAAGGAACCACGCCCATGGGCTTCGCACCGCTCGAGGAGATCGAGGGCCCCATCGTCCTCGCCCTCCGCGGCAGGGAGTACACCCTGCCCGTCATCAGCTTCGAACAGGGCCTCGCCCTGCAGGCACGCATCACCGAGGGCATCGGCGTCGGCGAGCTCGCCGAGGCGCTCCTCGGCGACGTCCTCACCGAGCTCGCCGAGGCCGGCGCGTCCCCGGACATCGTCCAGCGGGTCACCATGGTCGCCCTCGCCGAGTGGAAGTTCGGACGCTCCGCGGCCGAAGAGGCGTGGCGCGACCCAAAAGCGCCGCTGGAACTCATCAAGGTCCTTCGGCAGGCGTACGAGGCGGCCCGGACGACCCCCACGGACGGGGCGACTACGACGCCGCCACCGGCCTCTGGGAATGGTACGAGGAAGACCCCGGCGAAGGCCACGCCGTCACGTGGGAAGCGATCCTCGGACACTGGCCGCTCCTCGTAGCCGACTTCGCCGAGCACTACGGCATCAGGCTCCGGGCACGCCCGCCCATGACGTGGGCGGAGTTCCGCGACCTGGTCGAGGGGCTCCTCGCCTGCGACTCCCGCCTGTACCGGGCCACCCGGCCCCCGGAGCCCGAGCCCGAGGCGCCGCCCCTGTTCTCCTGAGAGGAAACCCGCCGTGTCCAGTGAGGGTCCCACCACCGTAGGCTCCATCAACGCCCGCCTGACCCTCAACGCCGACGACTTCGAGCGGGGGATGCGGACGGCGGGGGAGCAGGCCGACCGGCTCGACGGGCGCAACGTCAACGTCGATGTCCACGCGAACACGGCCGAGGCGATCGCCGGGCTGCGTGAGCTGGAGATGGCGGAGAACCGCCTCCGCATCGCCCAGCTGAACCTCGACGACGCCAATACCCGCGGCGGGGCGACCGAACAGCAGCGCCTCCGCGCCCAGAACGCCCTCATCGCCGCCGAGGACCGGTACGACCGGGCCCTGCAGGCCCGGCAGCAGGCCGTCCGCGACGCGACCGAGGCCGAACGGGCCGCCGCCGCCGCCACTGACGGCAGCGCCGCGGCCACCGACCGGGACACCTCCTCCACGAAGCAGAACACGGACGCGAGGAAGTCCCAGTTCTCGTGGATCCAGGCATTCCTCGCCGCCTCCCCGCTGCTGCTCGCCGGCGCCGACTCGATCGCGGCCGCCGCGGTCGGCATGGGAACCTCGCTGACCATCATGGGCGCGGCCGGTGCCGCCGCCATCGCGGGCATCAAGGACGAGATGTCCCAGGGCACGGTCACCGGGCAGGTGTACACCGACCAGCTCGCCATGCTCAAGACCGGCCTCGACCAGCTCGAGCAGACCGCCGCGCAGCAGTTCCTCGCCCAGTTCTCCGGCGCCGCCGAGGATGTGAACCGGGCCATGCCCGTCCTCAACCAGCTCGTCGGCGAGGGCGCACAGGCTCTGGGCAACATGGGCCGCAGCGTCGTGGACGGGCTCCTGACCGGGCTGGAGAACATGCAGCCCCTCATCACGGCCGGGTCGGAGGCCCTGCAGCAGTTCGTGGGCTGGCTCGCGGGCCTGACCGCGGACAACGGCTTCTCCCAGTTCGTCGCCTACGCGACCGCGCAGATGCCCGGCGTGCTGCACCTGCTGGAGTCCCTCGTGACTCTGGCCGGGAACATCCTCGCCGCATTCGCCCCGCTCGGCCCCGGCGTCGTCGCCGTCCTCTCCGGCATCTCCGACGTCCTGAACGCCCTGCCCCTGCCGGTCCTCGCCGGGCTCGTGCAGACCGCCCTCATCATGCCCACCACGTTCAAGCTCGCCGGCGCGGCCGTGGCGACCTTCGGCACCGAGGTCGCGGGCGCGGAGGGCGCCATGACCCTCTTCGGGATCTCCGCCAACCTCGCCATCCCGGTCGTCGGGATCCTCACCGCGGCACTGGCCGGGCTGGCGATCGGCTTCATGTCCTCGGCCGCCTCGCAGCAGCAGGCCATCCCGTCCGCTAACGCCTACGCGGATGCGCTCGAGCGGGACAACAACGCCATCGGCGAGAACACCACGAAGCTGGCCGAGCACAACCTCGCCCAGGCCGGCGCGTACGACGCCCTCGGCAAGCTCGGCCTCGGCTACGACACCCTCACCCAGGCCGTCACGGGCAACGCGGACGCGCTGCACATCGTGCAGGATGCCATCAACCAGGCCAACGACAAGTACAGCACGGCCGCGGCCAACGCGAAGGTCTCTGGGCTCAAGATCCAGCAGTCCATCATGGACCAGAAGGCCGCCGCGGACCTCCTCGGCCCGGCCATGAACCAGACCTCGCAGGCGATCCAGCAGCAGCTCCACGTCAACCAGCAGTACGCGGCCGTGTCCAAGCAGGCCACGCAGGCGGACATCGACAAGGCCTACGCCTCGCAGAACGCCGCCGACGTGCTGGGGACCACCTCCGCGGCCATCGACACGGCCACGGACGCCCAGCAGAAGCAGGCCGACGCCGCCCAGCAGGCCATGGTCAAGATGCAGCTCGAGAACGATGCGGCCGGAATCCTCAAGACCACCCTCGACGGGCTCAACGGCAAGGCCCTCTCCGCGGCGCAGGCGCAGAACGCCTTCGACTCACAGCTGGCCAACATGGGCACGCACGTGGACAAGGTCGGCAAGACCATCCACTTCACCACCAACAACATCGGCGACATGTCGGCGGCGTCGGTGGCCCTGCGCGGCCAGCTCAACTCCCAGGTCGCGGCGCTCGAGCAGGTGGTCGAGGCCAACGGCGGCATGTCGAACGCCACTGGTGACGCCAAGGCGCAGATGGAGAAGATGCGCCAGCAGATCATCGACAACGCGGTCGCGCACGGCGTGGACCGGGACGCGGTCACCAAGTACATCGACAAGATCCTGCAGATCCCCGCCTCCGTGCCGCCGACGAAGATCGAGGCGGACACGGCCGCGGCCGAGGCGGCCCTCGCCCGGGTGCAGGCCGCCATCGCGGCCATCCACGACAAGACCGTCACCATCACCACCGTCAACACCGGCGGCGGGCAGAACGCCCCCGGCACCGCCGGCGGCGGCATGGTGCACGCCAACGCGCACGGCGGCTGGGCCGGCACCGGCCCCGCCTACTTCGCCTCCGGCGGGTCCGCGTCCCGGTACGCGAGGGGCACGGACACGATCCCGACCATGCTGTCCCCGGGCGAGTTCACCGTCAACGCCACCGCGGCGTCCCGCGTCGGCGCCCCGGCACTGGACTACATCAACCGCACCGGCCAGCTCCCCCCCGGCGGGGGAGGCGAGCCCATGGCCCTGACCGTCTACGTGCAGAACCCCTTCACCGGCGAGCAGGTCCGCGCCACCGTGCAGTCCGTGGCCCGGGCCGAGATCGGCGCCGCGGTCCGCGACGCCGCCGCCATGCGCCCCGGACTCGGATAGGAGCCCCCATGGCCACCCTCACCCTCGCCACCGCCACCGACGCCCCCTGCCCCCGCATCACCATCACCGTCACCGGCCTCACCGCCGGATCCGACAACACCGTGAACCTGTGGCGCACCGCCGACGGGGAACGCGCCGCCGTCCGCGGCACCCGCGGCCTCACCGTCAACGGCTCCACCGCCGTCACCGACTACGAGGCACCCCTCGGCCGCACCGTCGCCTACGACCTCGAGGTCACCGCCGGCCCCGACACCGGCACCGCCACCACCACCGCCACCGCGACCCTGACCCCGCCGGTGGACGCGGGCGGGAAGCCCACCTGGTGGATCCAGGACCCCCTCGTCCCCGGCTCCGCCATCCCGCTCGCGGTAACCCGCGGCGACTCGTCCATGCCCTACCTGACCGCCGCCGCCGTCAAGGCCCTCGAGTACGACTCGTCGGTCAGCATCATCCCCGTCCTCGGCTCCGCGCACCCGGTGGCGATCGGGGGGCAGCGGCTCGCCGCCGCGGGCGTGGACTTCTCCATGTTCACCAACACCGCCCAGGCCACCACGGACCTGCGCGACCTGCTCGCCCAGGCCGCCACGATCCTCGTCCGGCCCCCGAACACGGGCCGGGAGGCCGGGGTGCCGGGCCTGTTCTACGCGGCCGTGCCCAAGGCCGTCGAGCAGCCCGTCACCATCGCCTTCGGCGGGTCGCTGACCAAGTGGCAGCTGACCGGGGCCGGGGTCGCCGCCCCCACCGCGTCCATCCTCGTCCCCATCTGGACGTACGGGGCCGTGGCGGGGGTGTGGTCAGACTACCAGTCCGCGCAGACCGCCTACTCGGGCAACGGCGACACCTACCTCGACGTCCTCAAGTCCCCCACCGGATCCTAGGAGCCGCACCTTGCCCATCACCAAAGGACTCTTCGCGGGGACCGTCACCTTCGGCGCCACCCCGACCACCTCGGCCGGGTACCCGGTGGGCGACCGCGACACCCTCAGCGTCTTCCTCGACCTCACCGCCACCTCCGGCACGTCCCCGTCCCTCGTCCTCGAGGTGCAGTGGTCCATGGACGGGTCCACATGGGCCAGCGCCGAACCGTCGGACGCCTTCGACCCGCTCACCGCCCCGGTCGCGGTGGTGCGGAACTTCACGGTCAAGGCCCCGTACTTCCGCATCTCGATCACCGTCACCGGGTCCAACACCCCCACCTTCACGGGGACCGTGAACGCCTACCTCTAGGAGCCGGCCATGGCCCGCCCGATCGACGCGCCCACCCTCGCCGCCCTCCACGGCTCCCGCACCGGCGACCGGCTCACCGTCTGGGCCTGGTACGGCGGGAAGCTCGCCTGGCCCGACCCCCTGCAGGTCTCCGCCTGGTCGATGGACTGGGACGACTCCCGCGGCTACCAGTCCATGAACCTGACCGTGCAGGACCCCTCCGGGGAGCTCGCCCCATGGCTGCTCGAGGACCCCCTCGGCTCCGGCGGCGCGAAGCTGCAGGTCATGTACGAGGTCGGCGGCGCCGGGACCGTGAATCTGGGCTGGTACCGGATCACCGACTCCGACCCGTCCGAGGAGTGGGCCGCCTATGTCGTCTCCGAGGCCGGGGCCGTCACCCCGGACACCCCCGTCGTCCCCGGGGCGGTGCTGAGGCTGGCCCCCATGGGCGCCACCATCGGCATCGGCGCGTCCGACCTCGCCCGCGTCGTCGCCAACGACCGCTTCGTCGCCCCCGAGTCCCCGCAGGGGAACTCGCCGACGGTGCTGGGGGAGATCCGGCGGCTGCTGGCCGACCGGGTCCCCGTCACCGTCGACGCCGGCGTCACCGACGCCCCGGTGAACAAGACGCTGGTGTACCAGCAGCAGGGCGACCGGTGGGCCGCCGTGCAGGACCTCGCCAAGCGCCTCACCGCCGGGGTCAGGATGAACGGCGACGGCCAGTGCGAGGTCTACCCCCTCACCACCACGGACCCGGTCGCGAAGCTGTACGGCGGACCCGAGGGCCTCCTCGTCCGGGTCAACCGCGCCCAGGCCTACGAGGGCCTGTACAACTTCTTCGTCGCCGACGGCACCGCCACCGTCAACGGCCAGTCCGTCCCCGTCCGCGGCACCGCGTCCATCACCGCCGGGCCGCTCCGGTACGGGGGCCCGCACGGGCGCTACCCGCAGTTCTACTCGTCCACGATGCTGACCACGCAGGACCAGTGCAACGCCTACGCCCGCACCATGCGCGACACGCAGATCGCGGGCCTGACCACCGACCTGACCGTCGAGGCCCTCCCGATGCCGCACCTGCAGGTGGGGGACTGGGTCACGGTCGCGAACCCTGTCGTCAACGGCATGGCCGTGCCCCTCTCCGGCCGGGTCGTGAAGATGGGCCTGCGCGGCGCCGGCACCAGCGTGGACCGCATGACGCTGACGGTGCGGTGCTCCTACAGCGACGTCACCACGGCCCTCGGCGCCGGGTCGGTGCTGGACAGCATCGCAGGTCCCGTGCTCCGCAACCAGCCCGGCATCCCCGCCGCCGGCACACCCCGGGCCCTGTACCCGTCCGACAGCCTGTACCCGTCCGACTCCCTGACCCCGAGAGGCTGACCGTGTCCCTGTTCGGCCCGCTCCTGCGCAACCTCGCCCCCCGGGCCGTGACCCGCCTGCAGGGGGTCATGGTCGCCCCGTACGGGGGCGGCCCGCTCTCGGTCAACGTCAACGGCTCCACGATCCCGGCACGCATCATCGACCCCCTCACCGTCGTGGAGGGGGACCCGGTCGCGGTGGACTTCGTCGCCGGGCCCGAGGGGCAGGCCGAGGCGTGGATCGTCGGCCGCCTCGGCACCGCCCCCCGCCCGGCCACCGCCGCGGTGTCCGCCGTCCCCGTCGGCTCCCCGACCATCACGGTCACGGACGCGGACGGGAACGACTACGACGCCGTCTACCTATCCGCCTACACCCCCACCGTGGGGGACACGGTCGCCCTGACATGGGCGGCGGGGCAGCCCACCGCCACCGGCAAGGTCACCGTCGCCCCCGACCCCGGCCCGGTCGCCAACCCGATCGACCCGCCCCCCGCCCTCGCCTCCTGGGGCACCTCGGACTACGCCGCCACCGACACCGCCACCTGGACCGGGGCGGCATGGGGCTGGCAGGGCACCTCGGACGTCTACCAGGGCAACGGCGGGTCCGGGCCCCTGACCGGGGCATGGTTCTACGGCGGCTCCCCGGCCGAGCTCTCCGGCCGCACCGTCACCGCCATCCGCTTCACCCTCGGCCCCCGCAACGGCGCCGGCAGTGCCGACGCGCCGGTCACTGTGAACCTCTCCACCCACACCTCCAGCGGCCGCCCCGCCGGGAACGTCGCCCTCGGCACCGCCACCGCCACCGTCACGGCCGGGCCGTGGCAGGGCGGCACCGTCTACACCCTCCCCACCTCCTTCGCCGCCGACCTCCTCGCAGGCGGCGGCATCGCCATCAGCGGCGGGACCTACGCGGGCTTCACCGGACGCACCCGGCAGCCCGACTCCGGGCTCCTGTCGATCGACTGGACCAGATAGGACCCGCCCGTGCCGCAGACACGCCCGAACAAGATCACCGTCCCGGTCAACGCCGACGCCTGGAACCTCGCCGGCGACCTCGCCACCCTCGCCGACTCCGCCCACGTCGTCATCCCCGTCGCCTCCCAGACCGAGCGGGACGCCCTGACCAACGCCAACGGCCTGACCGTCTCCCGCGGGGACCTCAACGGCCTCGTCGAGGTCTCCGACGGGACCAACTGGCACTCCCCGACGAAGCTGCGCCACGCCGAGTGGACCAACGGCGGCGGGTACTCCGTTACCGGGAACCAGCCGTGGGACATCGGCCCCCTCACCGCCACCGGCGTGACCTACAACAACACCTTCTGCAACAACACCGGCACCCTCTCCGGGCAGGTCAACATCACCGAGGCCGGCGTCTACTCGATCTTCCTGCGCCTGTACAACTTCTCCGCCGACCCGGGCCTGTCCAACGCCAAGCTCATCGGCAACGGCTCCACCATCTGGGCCGAGCACGTCAACACCGGCGGCTCCGGCAACGGCCTGTGGGAGTGGGACGTGGTCCGCCCCAACGTCTACCTCACCGCCGGGCAGACCGTCCGCGGCACCCTCAAGACGTCCAACTCGTGCACCATGACCGCGCTCCTGGCCATCACCAAGGTCCAAGGATGAACGGGGCCGACCAGACCCTCTGGTCCATCCTGATCGGCGGCGCCGGCACCCTCGGCGGGGCGTTCGCGGGCTGGTTCGGCAAGCGCCACCAGTTCGCCCGCGACGACCGCAACGACGCCGTGAACGAGCGGTCCGAGCTCATCCGCACCATCACCGACTCCCTCGTCGAGCCCCTCCGCGCCGAGCTCAAGGAGCTGCGCGAGTGGAAGGCCGACGCCGAGCGGCGCATCGACGCCCTCGAGGACCGCAACGACCGCCTCGTCGCCTTCGTCTACCGCCTCGTCGGCATCATCCGCGCCCACGGCATCGACCACGAGATCACCCCCGCGGACATCCCCCCCGGCATCCACCTCTAGGAGGCACCGTGCCCCTGTACGGCATCGACATCTCCGGCTACCAGGGCGGCATCGACCTCTCCGTCGTGCCGTGCGACTTCGTCGGCATCTACGTCTCCGGCGGCGTCTACTCCGGCAACGCCCACATGCTCGAGCAGGTCAAGGGCGCCCTCGACAACGGCAAGCGGCTCATCCTGTACCACTTCGAGAACGACGGCACCCCCGGCACGGGGGCGCAGGAGGCCGAGTGGTTCCTGACCGTGGTGCACCACCTCGAGGACACCCTCGGCAAGCTCCCCGCCAACACCCTCTACGCCCTCGACAACGAGACCGGCAATGCCCGGAACCTGGGCTGGCAGCAGGTGTGGCTCGACACGGTGCGGGCCGACCGCGGGGCCGGGGTGGGCATGTACGCCCCCTTCACGAACATCGCGGACGGCATCTACCAGCCCCTGCGCGACGCGGGCTACTTCCTGTGGGAGTCGGCCTACATCCTCGGCGCCCAGCGCGTCTACGGCTACCAGCCCCCCGCGGGGCGGTCCCCGATCCCCGGCGGCGACCCGGCCATCTGGCAGTTCACCCCGTCCCTCGTCCTGCCGGGCTGGCAGGGCCTGCTCGACGGGGACGTGTTCTTCGGCGGCCCGGCCGACTGGGACGCCCTCGCCGGCGCCGCCGTGTCCGCGGCCTCGTCCGTGACGCCGATCCTCGACCCCGACTCTCAACTCTTCGCCGACCTCGGCCTCGAACCCTAGGAGCGCCCCATGTCCGCTGAAATCGACGCCATCGCCCGCCCAGACTCCGAGGTCAGCCTCGACACGGCCGCGGGGGGCACCTCGTTCCGGCAGAAGGTCCTCGACATCTGGTGGAGGACCTGCTCCAAGACCGGCCTCACTAAGCTCATCGCCGCGATCGCCGCCGGGGTGGGCTCCTACCCGATCCCGCTCTACGACGCGAGCGGGAAGAAGGTCGGCACCACCACGAAGGACGACGAGGCGTCGTGGAACAAGGCGAACTTCGCCGGCCAGCGGGCCCGCCTCGACGCCCTGACTCAGAAGGTGGACGCCCTCACCGCCGCGGTCAAGGCCGCGCCCGCGACCACTGTGGCCCTCGACGAGGACAAGGTCGCGGCCGCCGTCGTGGACCTCCTCGCCGCCCGCATCAAGCCCACCACGACCCCGGGAGCCTGACTCGCCATGACCTCCACCCCCATTTCCCCCAAGGTCACCTCCGGGGCCACGTGGGCCCTCGTCGCCTCGCTGGCCTCGATGGTCACCCCGGACATGCTCGCCCCGCTGGGCCGCTACCAGCCGCTGGCGTACATGCTCATCTCGGGCCTGGCGTACGCCCTCGGCGCGTACCTCAAGGAGGACCCGCTCCGCACCCCCGACGCGGCCAAGCCTGCGCCGGTGGACCCCGCGGCGGTCGTGGACGTCCTCGCCCAGCGCCTCGCCACCCCGAGCAAGTAGGAGGCCCGCATGGGACGCATCTGGACCAACGGCACCGGCCTCGCCCTCAACGCCACCAACCTCAATGGGCTCGAGAGCGACCTCTCCCGATCCATCAAACCGTGGGCGCCTAACACCGGCTATGGAGCCGGACAGGCCGTCCTCAGCCCCAACGGAAACGTCGTCACCGCCAACGCGACCCACACCTCCGGCACCGCATACACCGCATCCAACTGGAGCCAGGGAAGCCGTGTCGTCAACGTCCGGGACTATGGGGCCAAGGGCGACGGCACCTCCGACGACACCACCGCCATCCAGAACGCGATCAACGCAGCACTCGCCCTCAACCCCATCGCAGGCATCGCCGGCGGTACCACCAACAACACCGCCACGGTCTACCTCCCCGCCGGAGACTACAAGTGGACCTCCGCCCTCTCCTTCGACCTCGCAGTCACCGCCACCGCCAACGCCGACCGCCGCCGCCTCCGCATTGCTGGCGACAATTCGGGCGGCACCACCCTCAGCTACACCGGGACGTCGAGCTTCATGCTCACACTCAAGGGCGGATGCGTCACGCTCGAGAACCTCCGCATCGTCGGCAACGCCACAAACAACCTCATCCAGCTCGGCGAGGATGGATCCACGACCACACCCTGGATCAACCAGTTCGCCATCCGGGACGTCGAGCTGCAGAACTTCAATATCGGAATCCGACTCGGCTGGGCCTTCGATGGCCAGTTCAACAACTGTGGGTTCTTCGGCATCAACACCGGCGGGGTGGGCATCGACATCCCCTACGTGTCCACCAACCAAGACAACATCAACAACATCACCTTCATCCGCTGCCACTGGGAGAAGTCGGTCGGCGGAACATTCGTGAAGCTGCGGGGCGGAACATCCCCGGCGACGACCCACCACATGCTCGCCTTCGTCGGCTGCCACATGGAGTCCCGCTCCTACAACACCATGTTCGTGGACGCCGAGAATGCCTGGCGGATCTCCTTCACAGGTGGCCAGTTCACACAGAACAATGACCCCAACGGCTCCAGCGCGGGAATCACCTTCTCCAACGCCGTCAGCCTGTTCCGCCTCGTCAATGTCACCTCCCTGTCCTTCACGGGCGGCCACATCACCCGCGGCAACACCGGGGCCTACGCACACAAGCTCTTCACGCTCGGCGGCACCACGGCCGGCATCACCGCCAATGCGATGCTCCTCGAGACGAAGACCGGCGTTGCGACCGAGTCCAAGACCGCACTGTGGGAGTCCGACGCCACCACCCCCTACACCGGGCCGACAAGCACCGTCCTCGACCTGCGCGGGTGCCACATCAACAGCGTCACCGAGGCGGAAATCGCCAACGAGGTCACCTCCTGGCAGGACCCCAGCCAGAAGTCCAACTCGTGGAATGCCCGCTACAACACCACCACCAAAGCCCTCACCTTCGGGTACAACAGCTCCACTGCCAGCTGGTCGGCCTCACGCGCTGACGCCCTCTCCATCTTCAAGGATGGAATGATGGCCCCGGCGTCCTTCATCGGCGGCACGCAGTTCACGGTCGTGAACGGCACCACACAGGCATTCACGTTCACCGCCGACAACAACTCTTCCCGGCGTGGGCTCTACCTCATCATGGCCGATACTCCGGCGGATGGGTACGCGCTCGTGTTCTCCAACGGGTCGGCACTGTACGCACTCAATGTTGGTTCCATCATGGCGGTAGGATCGACGAACCCAGCCGCCTCGGGGAAGATCAACGTGTTCCTGTCCGGCGTGAACCTGAACATCAACAACCTCTACGGATCCGACCGGCGCGTCTCGGTCATCCCGTTCGGGTTCTACTGAGCGAGGATGACCCTGCTGGCCGGGGCGACTACGGTTGCCCCGGCCGGCACATCCTTGGTCACAACGGCCCCGGCGCCGATCCTGGCACCGTCGCCGATGGTGACGGTGCGGCCGCCGCTGGCGATGATGGAGGCGCCGGAGCCGATCTCCACCCGCTCTCCGACGACGATGCCGCCGCCGCCGCCAATGGGCGCGTCAGAACCCAGCGTGGCCTTGGTCCAGATAACAGTGCCGGCGCCGATCCTCGTGTTCGGGTGGATGAGAACGCCGAAGCCGAGGTGCCGCAGCTGGACACCTTCGCCGACTTCGCACTGTTGCGGCAGGAACGCACGCCACAGCACATAGTTCAGGCCCTTCACGCCACGGGCTAGCGGGCGCAGCGGGGAGCGGTGCATCAGCCTGGAGAGCGCCCACATGCGCTCGGGGAGACTCTGTTTCATCCGAACAGGCTACCGCCCCGCGTACTGTGGGCAGCCCTCGGCGAGCAGGGCCCGCGCCGAGTAGACAGCCGTGTCGTGGTCCGGGTACTTGCCCCGGTTCACGAGGTCCCGGCCGAGGCCGCCGACGGTCGCGGCCGGGTCCTTCATGTACTCGCACACGTAGCCGATGAGCTCCGCACGGGCCGTCAGCTCGGCCGAGGCCGACGACGATGCCGACACCCCCGCCGTCGTCGGGCCCGCGGCGCAGCCGGCGAGCAGGACCCCCAATGCCGCCACAGCGGCCACCCTCCGCATCATGGCCGGCTCCGCACGACGAGCACTGTTGACCGGTGCTCGGTGGCATAGAACCGTCCGCACACGCACTCGTGGCTGTCGAGCTCGCCACCGTTCCAGTAGAGGTGGAACTTCTGCCCGCACGGGCAGGTGACGCCCCCCTCGGAGAACTCCCGCTCGGACTCGACGGGCCATTCGTGGTTGTCCATGTCCAACAGTCTACCGGGGCGGGTAACCGGCGACTCAAAGTGGAGAGTAAGTGGAGGATTCCGGCCCTGGGGTCCGGGCCCGGAACCCTGGCATCCGCGTGATTCCGGGCCAGAAAGCGCCCCAGGAGGGAATCGAACCCCCGACCAAGAGAGTATGGGGCTGCATACTCCCGCACCCCGGTTTCATGCCGATCCTGCGGGTATCGCCCGGAACGGGATGCAACACCCGCCGAGCCCTGCACGGTCCCGCGGCCTACCGCACTGTGGACAACTCCAAACTGGAGTGTTTCTGGACAGGGGACGCATTCCAGATAGGACGAAGGCCCCCCGGAGAGATCCGGGGGGCCTTTTCGTCGTCTCAGGACAGGGGCGTCTCGCCGAGGTCCACGATGCGGCCGAGCTCGAGCGGGACCACCTTCGCCTCGATGTAGTGCGCCCGGGTCACCCGGTCGTCCGCGTGCCCCAGCTGCGCCGCCGCCCGCACCGAGCCCTCCACCTCGGACAGGTACGTCGCCACCGTCTTCCGCAGCACCTTCAGCGTCACCCATTCCCACTCCGTGCCTTCGAGGGCCTTGTCCCAGATGCGGCGCATGGCCCGCGGGTCCCTGGGGCCGCCGTCACGGTTGGGGAACACCAGCGCCCCGGTCGCCTCGGCCCGGAGGCGGGCGAGCATGGCCACGGCGAAGGGGGGCAGGGGCAGGGCGCGGCGGTCCTGCTCCTTCGTCGGTGTGATCCGCAGCCCCTCGCCCTCGACCCGGACGACCTGCCGGTGCACGTGCACCCACGGGATGGACGCGTCGAGGTGGACGTCCTCCCAGTGCAGCCCGAGGGGCTCGGCGGCGCGGCAGCCGGTGGCGATGAGGTACTCGAGCAGGTCCGCCGCGGACGCCCCGGCGCGCCGGTTGGTGCGGGGGACGGGCTGTGCCCTCACGGCGGCCCGGACGGCGGCGAGGTCCTCCAGCGTCAGGGCCCGGGGTGGGGGGTGCTCGACCCGGACCGCCTGGACGGCGACGACGGGGGAGGCGGTGACGGCGCCGAGGCGGACGGCCCGCTTGAACATGGAGGAGAGCACCCAGCGCATCTTCTTCGCCTGCGGCGGATGCTCCGCGGCCAGCGCGGTCACGGCGGCGTCCACGAACGGGGCGGTGCACTCCCGCAGCGTCAGCGCCCCGAGGCGCGGGTTGATGTGCAGGCCGATCGTGTTCCGTATCTCACGGATGGTATTGGGCGCGAGGGGCGGCCGGCGTGCCTCCTCGGCGGTGAGGTGGAGGGCGGCGAGCTCGGCGACGGTGGACTCGGCGGTGAGCCCGAGGCCGGCGAGGTCGCCGACCTTCTGCGCGACCTTCGCCCGCACCCCGGAGACGGCCTCGCCCTTGGAGCGGCCGGTGGCGGAGGCGCGGCGGACCTGCCCGTCGGCGCGGCGGTAGTAGGCGGACGCGGTCCAGCCTGTGCCGTCGCGGCGGGCGGCGATGTTCCCGTGCTCCCCGGGGCGGAGCCTAGGCCGCGGCATTATAAGGCCTCATCCCTCTATTGTCCCACATGGTGCTCACGCGCCGAGGGTGAACTCGGCCGGCGCGAAGCGGTGCTTCATCGCCGGGCAGGCACGGCACGACGGGCACCCCACCCGGGCGGCCTCCGCGTCCGTGAGGGTCGCGGCCCGGTCCATGAGCACCTTCTTCGTCACCCCCAGGTTGCGGGCGGTGGCCTCGGTGTCGCCCTTGCAGGCCCCGACCATGGCCTCGACCGGCAGGCAGCGCCGCGCCGTCTCGTACCGGACGTCGGACTCGATGTCCTCGGGCTGGTGCCGGGTGTGGCCCCACTCCTGGTGGACGAGCTCGTGCTGGACCGTGACGAACATCTGCGCCGCGGACAGCCTGTCGTCCACGATGATGGTGTGCCCGTCGGTCTGGCCGAGGATGCCGTCCGGGAGACGGCGGCGGATGATGCGCATGTTTGGACTGCCCCCTAGCTCGGGGGCCGCCCCGGCCCCGAGCGGCCGGGGTCAACGCACAGCCCCCGCGTTAAACGCTAGGTGGACAGACCCGTCTCATTTCGGTCACCACGTGTGACAGGTCACGGTAATTACCGGCGTGTCGTTTAAACACGCCCTGTCAAAGGGTCACTCCACATGCTGGATTAACGGCGAACTCACAGGTTACCGGCCAGTATGTGGTCAGTCCTCGGGGGCCCCGGCGGACTCGTGCGCCCAGTGGTCGTCGTCGTGCGCGGCCAGGTCGAACTCCGACCGCACCGCCTCCTCCGGCGCGGCCTCGCGCTGCCGGGTCCAGTCGCGCCAGTCCCGCAGCCGGTGCATCACCTCCACCATCAGCTCGTCGTCCGTGAGGTCAGCGGCCCGGGTCGCCGGCCGCGCCGGCGGCTCCGCCGCCACGTCCTCCAGCCCCAGCTCGGGGTCGCGGAGCAGGGACGTGATCGCCCCGACCCGCAGGCCCAGGGCCTGCTCGACCCGCGGCCTCGCCTTCGGGGTGGGCAGGTACTCCCCGGCCAGCCAGCCGGAGAGGGTGCGGGGCCGGACGTCCATGCGGGCGCTCATCTCCGGGATCGTCCACCCCCTCGTGTCGCGGTGGTGCTGCAGGATCGCGCCGAAGCGCTGGGCATCGTTTCCTTCCATGCCGCCAAGCGTCGCAGTGTTCTGCAGGAAACACCAAAGTCCGATAGCGCGCCGGTACCGCCCCGGTAACGCAAACCATCGCATGTAATTACACGGCTGTCACACGGATTCTGGCCCGGAATTGCGGGAGTTTCACGATTCCCGCACGCTGTTTCAGCGAGGGGGCTTGCGCTGTTTCAAGTTGTTGCATAGACTCGCAGCATGAGCACAGCAACGAGGGGGATCGCCCCCATCACCAACAAGCGAGTCGGACGGATCATCGCCCTCGAGCGCCGCGCCCGACGCCTCACCCTCGACGAGGCCGGCACCCGGATCGGGGTGGACCACTCCACCCTCGCCAACTGGGAGCAGGGCCGCCGACCCATCCCCGCCAAGCACGTGGACAACGTCGCCGAGCTGCTCGGCGTGGACCCCGCACTCATCGACCCCAACGCCGCCTGAGCAGCGCACACCGAGAGAAGGAACGCCATGACCGAGATCACCTGGGCCGAGCCCCCCGCCACCAAGCGCGTCGGACGCGCCCGCCGCACCTTCGTCGACCGCATCGCCGACGAGCTCAAGGCCAACCCCGGCCGCTGGGCCCTCGTCGCAGAGGATGCCTGGCCCCACACCCGCAAGCAGTGGAAGGACCGCGGCCTCGAGGTCGTCGGCCGCCGCACCCGACCAGGCAAGGCGCAGGAGAACCTCTACGCCCGCTACAACCCCGACCACGCCGCCTAGGAGGACGCCATGTTCACCGACCCGCAGACCCAGACCGGCTCCGACGCCGAGACCCCCATCGCCGAGCGCTTCGGCAAGTGGCGCATGTACCACCGCCGCAAGCCCGACGGGTCCATCCAGTGGTGCGCCTACCAGCCCGACCAGCTCGACGAGCCCATGTTCCCCGCCCCCAAGGGCGACCGGTACCGGGCCCCCCGCTACGGCGCCACCACCGGCACCGGCCAGGAGGTCCTCACGAAGCTGCAGCTCGCGATGGCGAAGGCGGCCGCGTGATGCCCGGCACCCTCGTCACCATCGGATCCTCCCGGGCGATCGCCCCCGAGTACCGCGGCCACACCGGCCGCGTCGTCGGCACCACCCGCGGCTTCATCCTCGTCCTCCTCGACGACCTGACGGTCGGCTTCCACGCCGACGAGCTGACGGTGGCGTCATGACCACCACCGCCCGCGCCGTCCGCGCCGCCGTCCGGTTCGCCTTCGCCACCACCGTCGTCACCGCCATGAGCCTCAGCGCCGTGGCCGCCGCGTTCCTGGCCTGCACCATCGCGAACAGGCTCCTGCCATGAGCGCCCTCACCCGCGAGGACTTCGCCGCCATGACCGGCGCCCCCTACGTCCCCCTGTGCGAGTCCGCCCACCTGTGCCACCGCACCTCCTCCCACTACGCCGAGACCCGCCACCAGTGCTTCCTCGCCGAGGACGAGGACCGGCTCGTCTACCCCATCTGCCGCGAGGTCGCCTGGTCCATCCTCGGCAACACCGGCCGCACCGCCCTCTGCCCCCTCTGCGGCAACGCGATCCCGCAGAAGGACTTCGTCACCCTCGCCGCACGGGTGGACACCCGGCCATGAGCACCGCGACCGGCATCGAGGTCATCGAGCACCTCGACTTCACCCCCGACCACTCCTGCGAGGTCGAGCTCCGGAAGGGCGGCATCTGCGGCGACGCGGCCGTCTGGCTCGCCATCCACGGATGCTGCGGGGCCACGACCGAGATGTGCGCCCGCCACGGCGCGAGGTTCCTGGCCCTCGTGAACGGGGCCGCGAAGATCCGCGGCACCCTCTCCTGCGACTACTGCCTCGCCCGAGGCAACGATCCGGCCCTGTACAGGACGGTGCCCCTGACATGAGCACCACCCCCGCCGCCTGAGCACCGGCACCAACGGAAGGAACACCATGGAACTCACCTTCAACGCGGAGAAGCACATCTACCGCCTCAACGGAAAGCGCCTCACCTCGGTCACCACCGTCCTCGGCGCGGGCGTGCCGAAGCCCATGCTCATCGACTGGGCCGGGGTGGAGGTCGCCGGCTGGGCACTGGACCCCGCCAACGCCGACGAGTTCGACCGCCTCGCCCACGAGCACCGCCTCGACCTGGCCGCAGAGGCCGTGGACGACAAGGGCCGCACCGCCGCCCAGAAGGTCCTCGGCAAGAAGCACCACGAGAAGCGCGACAAGGCCGCCGTCCGCGGCACCGCCGTCCACAACCTCGCCGAGCAGCTCGTCCACGGCGAGCAGGTGGAGGTCCCCGAGGAGCTCGCCCCCTACATCGACGGGTACCTCCGCTTCCTCGACACCTTCGAGGTCGCCCCCCTCATGACCGAGCGCACCGTCCTCCTCGCCGGCCTCGGCGTCGCCGGCCGCTTCGACCTCATCGCCACCTCCCCGCACCTGAACCACGGGGAGCCGTTCATCGCCGACGTCAAGACCTCCTCCGGGGTGTACCGGGAGACCGCGGCGCAGCTGGCCGCCTACGGGTACGGCGCCGACGGGTACGTCACCGACACCGACCCCCACACCCTCCTCGAGCTGCCCTACGTGACCGCCAGCTTCGTCCTGCACTGCACCCCCGAGGGCACCCACGTCGTCCCCTTCGCCGAGACCCGCGACGAGCTCGGCGGCGACTTCGACTACTTCCTCTCCGCCCACCACATCTACGAGCGGACCCTCGCCAAGCACAAGGTCAAGGACCCCATCCCCTACCCGACAACCCTGGCCGCCTGAGCCCCGGCC